ATTGGCCCAACAGACATAGCATTTTGTCCTGAAGCAAGAGTCGATGATACGGTAACTGTGTTGTTATTAACAGTAAGTCCGTTATTACCTAATACCTGCGGAAGTTGTGTAATGATTGTCATATTATTTATTCGTAAAGGATGTTAATTGAACCTGCGTCAAATGTATCGGGAGTTACAGATGTAATACGAACTCTATCTAATGTTCCTGATAAAGTAACTCCACCGCTTAACATACTTGATGCTGTTGTGGAATTAGTAACATTTCCATTTGCCACCCAAATATTAGAACCTATTAAAGAAATAATTAACTGTCCATAAACTGTTTGGGAAGAATTTTGTGAAACAATAACAAAACCAGCAGTGCTATTAGCACTTTGAAGTGTTCCATTTCCATTATATGCACAAGTAGAAACATATCCTGTAGAAGTTACAGAACCAGCACCAATTTGAATTAATAAATTACTTGAACCATTTGTGCTTACACCACCAAACATCACAGTAATACGTTTAACCCATGATGGTATGCTAGTAAAGTCAATAGACGTACCACTTGTAGATGCTTGTGACGTACCACTTGTTATTACACTACCACCCATAGTTGGTGTGTTTATTGTAGGTGAAGATAATGTTGGTGATGTTCCTAATACAACAGAACCGCTACCTGTAGTCGCTAAGTTTCCAACAACTCCTGCATTGTTATATAAAACATAACCACTTGTCCCACCTTGTACTAAACTTGTTCCTACAGATAAATTAGTTGGAGTTACTGTGCCTGTAGCAAATGCAATCGTTTCAACAATATCGTTTGTAGCACGACCTACTGCTAAGACTACGCTTGTACCATTGGTTGCCGTATAGTCAGCACCGTTTAGTAATACACCGTTGACATAAACTTCAACATATCCAACCGTATAACTAACTGTAAATGTAGTCTGTCCTGCCGTTGCCGTAAATGATGTTCTTGTGTAAGCATTAGTGCTACCACCTGTTGACCAAGTTGGTACACCACCTGCTACGGTTAGGATTTGACCTGTTGTGCCTATACCAAGTCTTGTTCCTGCTCCACTTGTTCCACCATAAATAATGTCGCCAGCAGTAGTCATTGGGCTTAGTGCATTAAACGCTGCATTTGCTGTTGTAGCTGATGTTCCGCCCGCTGCAATTGGTAAAGTACCAGCTGCTAAAGCACTTGATGAAGTTGAGTATAAAGCATTATTAGCCGCAGAAAATGTAGTTAAACCTGTACCACCATAACCCGAAGCAACCGCCGTGCCTTGATAAGTTGTGTTAGATATTACTGCGCCGCCAAAGTTTGCTGATGTTGTACTAAAGTCATAAGATGCTGGAAGTAACGCATATTTACCCCATGAACCAGCACTTGTTGTAACATCTTCAGCAAATATATAAGAATAACCGCCGGAAGGAACCGTATCAATTGCACCTGAAGCACTATCCACAATAGACACTGCACCTGATGAGTCGTTATCAAATACAAACCCTTGACCTTGAACTAGTGTTGTAGCAATAGGCAATTGAATAGTCTGTGTTGTAGAACCGCTAATTCTTTGATAATACGCCGAAGATACAGTTAGTACTGTTGTCCCTGCCGCTGCTGTAATTACGTTATATCCAGCCAAAAAGTTGTTAGCTGTTACATTAACGTTAGCATCTCTTAAAACTACCGAACTAGCGCCTGAAGACGTAGTAACACCAGTACCGCCATAACCAACAGGTATTGTTGTGCCGTTCCATACGCCTGAAGTAATTGTACCTAAAGCAGTGACATTACCCGATGCGTCTAAGTTAACTGATTTTCCGGATGGATACGTAACAAATACGTTGCAAGTGCCAGAGAATGTAACCGCACTACCTGAATTACTAGAAGAAAGTATAGTGGTTCTAGTTAATGTTCCACCTGTTGCATACGTGCCTACTCCAACTTCCCAATTTCCTGAAGCATCTGTAGCCGCATAAAACGTAGTATTTCCGTTGCCTACAACCGAAAAAGACTGATACCCTGTAACACTTCCGCTTAATGTAAAACTTACGGTTGTATTAGCAGTACCAGTTTGTTGTACTCGGTCATAAACAACAAGAGCCATTTAGGACTCCTTAAGATGTTGCTGTGGTCGAATATGTTACAGAAACAGTATCGCCAGCAGTCGTTACCTTGGCAGTAGCAAAGTTACCTTCAGAATATAAAGTACCTGCTGTGCTTGACTGAGTGCTTACAGCGCCTGAACCTGTTACTAGGAAACAACCATAAACTGTACCGCCAGCACCTGTAATCGTATAAGTAATCGCAGTAGCCGTAGAAGTAGTTACGTTAGATGGTGTTGAACCTGCTGAAGTAGAAGCCGCAAACACCGCTGTTCCACGAACTGCTGAACCACTAACCGTATAGTTAGTAAACTCAGCCGCATTAGTAGTAACCAATGTAGTCATTGTATCGGTAGCCATAGGAGTCAAACTTACCTTGGTTAGCCCTAAGAACGGACCAACTGTTGTATATGTGCCTGAAGTTCGGAGTAATGTATCAAGCAATAGCTGTTTACCAACGGCAACGACTAAGTTAGGGACTTCTTCTTCCCACTTAAGATTACCATTTGCCTCACGGCATACTACGTGATAATAACCTTCTTGTGTCATTCCTTCCGGAATAGATACGTTGGCTTGTAGTGTGGCTACGGCGTTATCGCCAGAACCTGCTAATTCATTATGCATATAAACTCCTAAGAAATCGTTAAAACTGCTGTAGTTGACCCCGGTGTAGGGAAGGTTACGGTAAAGCTATTTGTACTTGTAACATCATTACCAAAATTTAACACAAAACACGCCGCTCCGGTAGTACTATTATAAACCAAAGCACCCCTAGCGGTAATACTTCCAGTCCAAGTTAAATTGCCAAAAGATACCCAAGCAACGTTGTTTGAAAGGTCTCCAGTAGGAGGATAAGTAATAGTTAAAACTTTACCACCAGCAACGTAATTACCGCCAGAAGATTCGCCTACCGTAGTATATACAGTAGTTGTGTTATTCAATGTTGCATTAGCCGTATATAAAGCCAATTTATATGTATACGGCGTACCAACGGCAAAGTTTTCTAACGCACTAAGTATGTTAGTTTTAAATAACGTAGTTTGACCTTGGACTATGCTCATGCGCTTGGACTACTTACATTAAGTTTAGTCATTCCGTCTCGGTAAGCATCACCACGCTCAAGTCCGTCACATAATCTACGGAACTCTAACATCGCTTCATCATACTTAGCTTTATACATAGCAATAATATCTTGTTCGCCCTTCATAAAAATAACTGCTTCTAACAAAGAGCCATATAGCAAAATAGGGTCATAATTATTACCAAGCCAAGATGTGCCAGCGGTTGTAATAGACTCTGGATAGTAAAAGTAATGCATTTCCACACTATAAGCTTGGTCAGGGGTAGGCCCTAAAAGATAAGACAAAGCAACGTTATTACTTAGCTGCGTACCAAATAAAGAGTAATACTTAGGCGTTCCAGTTGCTGTAGGTACTGGGTAAGCTTCACGCATAAAGTTAACATCTTTGTTAATTAAATATGTATATGGCGTTGCATAATCACTTGTAAAAATTGCTACAGAATAAGCTGCTAACCAGTCAGTCGGTAAAGACAAATACTGATTACCTGTGGTCAAAGTACCCGTTACATTCTTACGCAACGTGGGTATATTTACAGCGTTGTATATCCGTGTTTCAGCTTCTGTAATAAAGGTGTTAACTTGAGTATTACTTAGCGTTGTTACAGTCGTTGTTCCATCAGTCCCAGTAAAAGTTGTACTTGGGAATTCGTTCTCACAATAATTTTTTATTGTCTGGAATAACGTTGTATAGTTCATTACGCCATCGGTCCTCTAGCCATTCTACCTTTAGTTGCTGCGCCATTACCACGAGTTTCTAAGCCTGAAGTTTTAACATCATCAGCCCCGGGATTGCCCGCACTTACACGCATAGCTACAGTTCGTGGACTAACTTGATCAGCACTTAAAGTATTAGGGTCTTTTTTAACCTCAATTTCTTTAGCGTTAGCTGTAACTTTACCACCTGACATAGTGTGCGGTTTAGCATAAGCTTCGGCGGGTTTGTTTTCAATTTTAGCCATTATCTTCCCCTTTGCGCAGCTACTTTAGCTAGGTTACGCCCCATAGATTTCATGTTGGAATTTGTTTTGCCAACAGTCTTTTTCATTGGTCCGTTTTCAATTTTAACGGTAGGTCCAGAATCACCAAGATTTTTACCTTTAGTTCTTCCTGTTTTTGTTACGCCATCAGCGGCTGATTTATAGCCCATTTTAAACTCCTTAGTTTACTGTTACGGTTACACTATTAATTGTACCAATTCCCAATAAAGAATTGGGTGTTAATTGCCTATCATACCCAAAAGAACCACCTACCGGTGCCCATCCCCACTCAATCTGCCTACTACCATCAGCCGGATAACCGTTCTGATTTATAGTTGTACCATTGCCATTTAAAGTTTGCAATCCAGTTAATCCCGAACCATAATAACTTACATCAGGTCTTGGTTCCCGTACAGCTTGTGGGTCATTGACAGGATACATACCTAACTGCAACTGCGGTTGATCTGGTTCCCAACATTCCCTACATACTTTAATGCTAACTTGTTTGGTCTTAATTGTTAACTTTTTTAAATCTTTAAGCTTATAGCGCTGTCCACATCTATCGCATTCTGCAATTGAGTGTTTACCAGAAGCAAAATTACTAGGCACGAGTCTTTCCCCTTATAGCACAACCATCCGCACGGGCAGAGGCTGATTTAACATTGCCACCTTTTTTATATTGTTGAGACTTTGATGCTTTACCAGCTTTTTCTGCTGCCCCTACTTCATCGTCCATAATCTTATGTATTTCTTTAGCTCTTTTATCGCCTTGTTCTGGTGTATCATACACTGGGTATTTACCCTTGTTAATATCAGAACGCCAATAATCTCTAATTAAATCTGGGTCTTCGTATTGTTTACCTTGAATATAACCTGGTACTGTTACAGACTTACCTTTATGTGGTCCAGAATCCATAGTAACACCGGTACTATAAACAGTAACAGGTTCGCCTTCAGGTCCTCTACCAACGTTATTAAAAGTAACATTATCCCTGTGGTACTGGACAATATTTTTCTCTTGTGGTGTTAGGTCTTTAGGCATTATCTCGAATAAAATAAATTACGTGGGACAAACCTAATCGGCGCTGTTTCTCTATCTTCTTGTGATGCTAAAGTAAACTGTTCTTCATACTCTTGTTTTAAAAACATAATTCTGTTGGGGTCTGTACCTTGAATCTTTACGCTTAGCATAGCTGATAAGCCAGCCACAAAACAATTTATAAAACGAAACGGAATATCTTGTACGTTAACACCAGTTCCTGCGTCTTGAAGCCTACGCATACGCCAATACACAAGCGTGTAAGGACCGCCACCGCCATCGGGAGTGGGCCAAATATTTAAACATGGTAAATACTGAACTGTAATTGCATCTCCAGCAGTGTGTATTGCTGCGGTTGTGTTGTTTTGACCACGCCAACAATTCTGTAATTCATTACCTACAATGTTTGTATACGTAATAGTCTCAGAACCAATTTGAATAAATCCTGTAGAACGCAAATCTAAATTCGTAATGTCCGCATTTGTTGCGGTTTTTAATGTAATGGTTGTATCAGTTGCGGTAATACTTGTTTTTAATAAATACTCAG